TCTGAGGCAGCACCTGGCACGGCTGGGACGGAAGTCGCTGTCGTTCTCAAAATCGGTGGAGCTGCATGACAAAGTCATCGGGCATTATCTGAACATAAAACACTATCAATAAGTTGGAGTCATTACCCACTTTTCCTTTAAGTTCCGTATAGAGAGCGCCAAGTGTATTTTTATGATCTTCCACTTCCTGGCGAAGTGCTGTTGTTTCCCCGGTGCTTTGTGCCTGCTCAATACGTTCACGGAAAGCATCGATCCAGTTTTCCCCGGCATCCTGCTCAATAATTGTTGTTTCACGTTCCGCGCGGCAAGCGGAAGTGTTTTTATGTTCCTGAACCGGATTAATGATTTTTTCCTGTGGCTCGTCCAGTTCGTCCCTGGTGTACACTCCAAGAATCACTTCGGGGCAATAAAGGCGCGCCCAGCGTTTCAGCGCCAGATAGGCAAGCTGCTGGCGAGGATCGTCGGCCCATAGCGTTGAATTACGTGTTCTGGCCTGCGCCAGAAGTAATTCCAGTACGCGTGGTTTACTTTCGCCGCGTAGTGTTGCCTGGACACGAACACCGATCCCGTTTTCATCGGCCAGCTTCCAGCCAGGTACACGATATTCTTTCCCTTTGTCGCTCTTCCTGATTTCAAATTTCCCGATAATTTTTTCCCACGGCCCGAACCAGTCATATTCAATACGCCCGGTTAGCGGCCCACGAGTACTGATTACGGCATTAACCAGTTGCGCTTCATATCCGAGCACACCATTCACAACGAAAGTTTTCTGAGCTACTGCGTAAGGGTTCATTTGCCACTGCATCGCCTGCATGGTGATGGCCATGCAGTCTGATGGATTTCCCCGGAGGTGTTCCGGTACAGTAGCCATGCCGGAAGCCATTACCTGGGAAAATGTCTGAATTGCAGCCAGGGACTGAGGGCTGAAAACCGCAACATTAGAGTTAATATTTTCTTGTTGAGTTAATTCGTTCATTGTGTCCTTCCTCAGATGCTCAGTGCTTCAAGACGACGAAGATCAAAGTCGTTTAATTCGTCGGTATAACTTTCGGTAATCGGTGCTGGCCAGTTGTTTGTCTCCAGGGCTTCGTTTATCTGGCGTAGCGTCCGGCGATATTCCTGTCGACCAAGTTCCAGGAGTTCCTGCGAGGCTTCCACGACTGCCACCCAGTGATAGCCAGCATCTTTGTTGACGAAGATCCAGAAAAATTTGTCCAGATTTGCCACATCGCAATACATTGCTGCGCTGAGGTGATAATCACGCTCAATAATTTCACGGTGCAGGCGATCTTTCAGTCGTTCCTGTCGCACATAACCGAGGCTGACTGACTTCACGTCGGCGCAAATGCTTTCGTATGGCAGCCGGATTTCGATATCAGGACGGACCCTGATTTCCAGCCCGGTTTCTTCATCAAACCCGAAATAGCTGATTTCAGATTTGCGATCCGGGTGGTTGAGTAGCCTTGCTGCATCAGTATTGTTTTGCAGTGCAGCGTGAATATTTTTTGCCTGTTCATACATATCTGAACTGATAAACGTTTTCCCGGCGTTTTCTTCTTGCTGGCGTTTTTGCCAGTCCTCCAGGGTAACCAGTTCCGGGCGGATTTTCCGAGCGATTTCGGTTAATTGCTCTTTCGTGCCACTGATGTTGTAAGGCAAAGATTTAGCACGTTCTTTTTTCGCCAGTTCTGGATCTACAGTTTCAATTTGCTCCAGAAGTTGCTCCCGTGTTCCACTGGTTTTCAACAGAGGAGGGAGGTTTGCATTGTATTCTCTAATGCAGGCTTTCATTGCCGATGCAGTATGTTTCTCCTCCTCCGGAATACGCCGGAATTCCACCGGAAGCGAACCGTAAAGGATGCCTGTTTCTTCGGCTCCAGCACTTACAGACAGTGGCTGTATAAGAGTGCTGTTGTAGCTTTCGATCCACTCTTTCATCTGCTCTGGTGTCATCAGTGCTGGCAGACTGGCATTGTGTTTTTTAATGATGGCGATCAGTTCGCTAGAAGTAGTAACCACATATTCAGGAACTGGTACCGGAATGGCATATTCATCAGCGAATTTATCCGTTTCCAGAACATAGCTGTGAATGATCCGCCCACGCAGCAGTGCATCACTTTCCTCGTTCGGAATAGTTCCGGCAATGTGCCGTCCGTGGTAATACATCAGGCTGATACGGGCATCCTTCAGCATCGTGCTGCTTATTCCGTTGGCGGAGTGATAAACCTCGTTCGGGAGGTTTTCATAGCGGCCAGGCTCGAAATATGACGGCCACATGATTTCAGTTGCTACAGGAGCTGACGCTTCACCAGTTTCATCACTGCAATCACGATGCGGATCGCTGCCAGCATTCTCATTGTGCGGATGTTCAGCGCCTTCCATTTCCACCGGATCTTTTTCCTTAGCTTCAACCTGATTCTCTTCATCGAATGTTTCCTGGTATGTTGCGTCGCCCGTCACCGCCCCACAGTCAGGGCAGTTATCTCCGCCAGTCTGACCGCAGGCATTGCAGACTATTTCCGGTTCCTGTTGCACTACTGGCTCAGGTTGTTTCACATCCGGGCTGGTTTTTTCCGTTTCTGGCTGGTTCTGGTACACAGAATCGCGAGTCTGGATCCCCTTAACCCATTTCGGATCGTTCGGGTCGCTAATTCCGTCAACAAATTCACCACGTGATGCAGCAAGCAATTTATCGGCATCGACAGGATTTTTTGATGGAATGTTTTTCCGGGCTTCATGGAGTTCTGCCCGCAGTTCCTGATATTTCGCATCAACAGAATTTACCGGTGACTGAGCATCCAGCGGCTGCGTGTCCTGATGATGTTTAGTTGCGTCCGGTTCCATTGTTTCAGCCTCTCCCTGTTCATCTGCCGTTGTTCCAGATGGTTGCGGTTTTTCTTCATCATCCTGTTTTCCTTCTTCTGTTACTCGCTGCGGCATCGGGGCAGAGGAGCGACCGCAGGCAATATCCACGATTTCCGGATCAGGGTTGGCATGATCGGTTTCAGTCAGTACTTTGTTCAGATATTCAGTGACGTGCGCGGGGGTGACCTCGATCCCAATTGGTGCTTCTTTTACGGACGCAACCACGATGGCGCGGGAATAATCCAGCCCGCCAGGCATGGTGATGAATTTGTCGCGGAAAACAGAAAAGGGCGGTTTATTTTCAGCGATAATTTCCTCAATGCGTTTAGCGTGTGCCGGATGAAGGTTATAGATGTCCAGATCCATTGAACGGGCCAGTACGCCAGTGGCTACGTCGCGCGCCAGTGACGTCAGATCGTGTACGAAACCTTCGCCGCGATCGGTGAGGTTTCCGCCGCCAGCATTAGCACCGGAAGCCGTGCGAGTGATGTGTGAAACACGATTACCCTTCATCCACTCTTTTGTCAGCAGTCCTCGATCGGTGTAGTCAGCGTTCAGGTATGCTTCGAAAAAAGCAGTTATCAGTCCCAGGTTTGAATTACCAGGATTAGGGAAAACTTTGTCAGTGTCACGAACCAGTTTGTGGAGTTCGCGAATTTCCAGCGGGGCGAGCAGGCTGGTTTTGTGGGAAACAGCCAGGGCAGTAACAGCCGGTAGTTCTTCAGCCCGAGCAATGTGTAATGCCTGGAGTCCGTCGCGTGAAACGTGCGTTACCGGTTTTTCGCTGCCGTGTTGAGCAAGCCAACGAATGGGCAGTTCCTGGCCAGAAATTGGGAGTAGCATATTCTCCTCAATCTCAGTCATGTCTTCGCCGTTGACGTTGGTATTGCCTTGATAGTGAGCGTTGTCTGGTGCTGCTCCCGGTTTTAGTTCCCATGTCATGGAGTCTTTGCTGAGTTGATAGCGTTCACTCCAGGTAAAATCGATCTCACCTTCAGCGGGCAGGTCATTAACGACAGGAAAATTCGTGGCAACAGCTTTAAAATAGCTGCTCAGTTTTTTACCTGACTTAACGATCAGGTAGTCCAGAGTGGCACAGGTCGATTCAAAATCGTCACTTGCCCACAGGACGACGTCAGGTTCACCGGATGATTTTTTCGCTTTCCGTAACAGGAAGAGTGGTTTTGTGCTCATTGTTTTTTAACCTCAACTCAGATTAAAATTCGTTTTGTTCAGTGAATGATCTTGCCGGATACACACTGTTCATAGCCTGCGCCATACGCAGGCTATTTCTTTCAGATTTCACCTTTTAATTTCATTGCAATCAGAGTTGCCAGAAATCCGGCTTTTTTTTCTGCGGGCAGATTCTTTCCGATATGCACCAGGCTCATTTTTTTGACACCTTCGTGAAGTGTTTTAACGTTGCCTGATGGACCGTCGATATCAACTACAGTGAATGGGGTTTCTTTATTTTCTGTTTTAATCACGTAGCCAATACGCTTTCCTTCCAGATTAACTTCGTGAACAATGTCATCAGTAGTTACAACAGTGGCTTCATAACTGGTAATCATGTTTTTCTCCTTAATTAAGGTTGAGCGAATCCCTGCCATTGCTGGCATAAATTCAGTTTCGCATAGTCAGTTAATTAAAGTTCGTGTGCCATCTGGTCTTTTTCGGCACATATTTCACTACAATATTTTTTCATTTCCGTCGTTGGGATAACTCCACGCATGAAATGAAGTGGTCTTTTAATGCTTTTGCTTTCTTTAACTTCTTTATCGCAAAGGTGGTAAGCACATTTTATTTTCTTAGTCATCACCATGACTCCGCCTTTACAGGTAAACCATCACGACCGAGGAAGACTTTAATCATGCAGTCAGTAATGCATGTTTTTGTGGTCAGGTTACGAATATAAAGCTTTCGCTTTTTAATATTGTTTGCCGAGGCAATATATGTCCGGCCTTCATGAAGAACATAATCGCCAGGAGTCACACACTGACGTGGTATTTCATCAGTTCCGAAGTGATGTGCAATCATAATTATCTCCATTTTTACAAATGAACTTTGTTGATGCGGTGCCTGGTGCCTCCAGGTGACTGCAACCAGTTAACAATTACAGTCGGCTTTCCCACCCAAACCAATAAGGACTAACATGACTTTTAACTGTGCCACGTGCGCTTAGCCGCATTCACCGCATCACAAAACTCACTTTAAAAAGGGCGGACATCAGCCGAACTTCAAGAAAAAAACTGATGCCGCCAGGACTACACACAGCAATGTCGTTATTTACAACCGGAGGCGCACTCCCACCATTTAAATTTAACAGACAAGACCGACTCTTTATGGATATCGGAAATGCGCCTTCGTGTTGTGCCCGGTTTTATTTCACCACCTCCGGGCTTCGGTGGTCTCGGCTATACCCCTACAGCGAGAGCTTGTGTTAACATTTCAATACCCTTACAGTTGAGAGTTATTGATATGTTGGATGTATTTACTCCATTGTTGAAACTTTTTGCTAACGAGCCACTCGAAAGACTTATGTATACGATTATCATTTTTGGTCTCACTCTCTGGCTGATACCGAAAGAGTTTACTGTCGCATTCAATGCTTATACTGAAATACCTTGGCTCTTTCAGATTATCGTTTTTGCCTTTTCTTTCGTGGTCGCCATTTCCTTCTCAAGATTGCGAGCACATATTCAAAAGCATTATTCATTACTACCAGAGCAACGAGTATTGCTTCGTTTATCTGAGAAAGAAATCGCTGTATTTAAAGATTTCCTTAAAACAGGAAATCTTATTATCACTTCTCCTTGCCGTAACCCGGTTATGAAAAAATTAGAACGGAAGGGCATCATTCAACATCAGAGTGATAGCGCAAACTGTTCTTATTATCTCGTCACCGAAAAATACTCCCATTTTATGAAGTTATTCTGGAACAGCAGGAGTAGACGTTTTAATCGTTAGCTTACTGTGTGCTTCTCCAACCATCGGCGCGCACCAGTTTCGGTTTTAAATGTTTTGCTTTTGGTATACGTCATGGCAGTGAACGTTCCATCCTGGTTGGGGAACACGCCGCACACCAGGGATTCGTTGTTGCCGAGGTCGATTTTTTGCATTTTGCGAATCTCACATCTTGTTGCTACGTATAGCGACTTCTGCCTGCCAGAGATCCCAGTCGTTGCTGCGTAAAGCCTGCACAGCCTGGTTGTAAGTGATACCGCAACAATCCATCAAATACTGAACTACTTCGTAATGCACCATCTTATCTATCCCCTTAACGCCGGGTGGCGGAACTAACTGCTGCACTGCAAAATTTGAATCCCGCCGTCATGTTCATACGCCTCGGGCTGGCTACTTAACCCCTGACCACTGCCTGGTAACTCGAAGTATTGCCTGGCGTTCTGTGGGGCGGGGTGGGTGGTATGCTGGAACTATAGGTAATGCCTAATTGATTGTCAATAGGCTATGCCTAATGTTTTAAGCGTAACCTAATAGGTGATGGCGACTGGAGAAAGTGATGGGGGGGGTTAAATAACGGAATCCAGGAGTTTTCCGTCAGACCATATAAGTTTAAGTTCCAGTTTTTGTGATGTTCTGGCTTTTCCGTTCAGATTCTAGAGCTTTCAGATACTTACCCACTTTCATTTCCATCGCTGCTATGTAGGCGCGAACATCGTGGTCAACCCAATCTGGTTCTGTAGCATTTCCAGATAACAGGAAAGCTACAATCGCTCTTATTTCATCAGAGGCTGCTTGATAAAGGTTGTTTATATCTAAAAGTTCACTTTTTGTATCTGGATTGGTGGGGGTTGGTATGGGGTATTCGTTAAGCCCCCAATGCTCTGGACCAACAACATCAGCAAAGAAACGCCATAATTCTGGAAGTTTATCTTTACTTATGGAGCCTTTCTTAATCCAGTCATAGATTGATGGTGGTTGGACTTTGAAGTGGCGTGCGACCTCCGCCTTTGATTTGACGGATCCCGATGCGATTTTTTTGTTAATGGCCTGCTCTATCGCTCGGCCTAAGTCTTTACCACTAAGCATTGCTTAATATTCTCCTATGCTCATTGCATTAGGCAATCCCTACTCTCATTGTATTAGGCATAGCCTATTGACATTTGTATTAGGCGTCGCCTAATATCTCTGTGTGTTTTTGGAGTTCATTCGATGAAAAAAGAGAACTATTCATTCAAGCAAGCTTGTGCTGTTGTCGGTGGGCAAACAGCAATGGCTAGGCTTTTAGGTGTATCACCTCCAAGCGTAAATCAATGGATCAAAGGGGTACGTCAATTGCCTGCCGAGAGATGTCCAGCAATTGAACGTGCAACAAGAGGTGAGGTGCTGTGCGAAGAACTTCGTCCTGATATTGACTGGTCATATTTACGACGTTCGGCATGTTGTTCGCAGAATATGTCAGTGAAGCAACTAAATGACAGTAACAAATCCTCATTTGATCATACCTGAAACATCAAGAGGCAAATGATTCATGAAAATCAAGCATGAGCACATCGAATCGGTGTTGTTTGCCCTGGCAGCCGAAAAAGGGCAGGCATGGGTAGCCAATGCAATTACTGAAGAATATCTGCGCCAGGGGGGCGGCGAATTGCCCCTGGTTCCAGGCAAGGACTGGAACAATCAGCAGAATATCTATCACCGTTGGTTGAAAGGTGAAACGAATGCGCAAAGGGAAAAAATTCAGAAGCTGATCCCAGCAATTCTGGCAATCCTTCCGCGCGAGCTGCGTCACCGACTCTGCATCTTCGATACCCTGGAACGCCGTGCATTACTGGCGGCGCAGGAAGCGTTAAGTACGGCAATTGATGCGCATGATGATGCAGTCCAAGCCGTTTACCGGAAAGCGCATTTCAGCGGCGGCGGTTCTCCTAGCGATTCTGTCGTAGTGCATTGATTGAAATTAATCGTACCGAACTGTTTTGTTCGGTATCAGTTAAATGTAACGCTGCGAGCGTTACAAGGTGAAAACAAATGGCTTCAAACTGGATAAAGCTCGAAGTTATTACGCCGGATAAGCCGGAAATATTCAGGCTTGCTGAGATTCTGAATATTGATCCAGATGCCGCATTAGGGAAAGTCATTCGCTTCTGGGCATGGGCGGATCAACAAATGATAGACGGTAACGCAGAGTGTAACGCTCGCGGCGTTACAAAAAGTGCAATAGATCGCATCACTTTTATGGCTGGTTTTGCTGATGCGTTAATTCAGGTTGGATGGCTGGTCGAAACTAATGGTGTGTTGTCGCTTCCTAACTTTGAGCGCCATAACGGGAAAAGCTCTAAAAAAACGGGCGGTTACAAACGAGAGAGTAACAAAAATACGAGAACTGAAACGAAAAGGTAACGCTGCCAGCGTTACAAAAACGGATCAAAAAGCGTTACCAGAGGAAGAGAAAGAGGAAGATATAAATACTTATCTCCCCCTAAATCCCCCTCGCCAAAAACGAGCGTCTAAAAAATTCGAACCGGAGGCTATCGAGCTGCCTGACTGGTTGCCGGAAACACTCTGGCATGAGTGGGTTCAGTTCAGGCAGGCATTGCGAAAACCGATTCGAACGGAGCAGGGCGCTAACGGGGCGATACGGGAGCTGGAAAAATTCCGCCAGCAGGGTTTTTCACCTGAGCAGGTGATTCGACACAGCATCGCCAACGAATACCAGGGCTTGTTCGCGCCGAAAGGTGTTCGACCTGAGACGTTACTCCGACAGGTTAACACCGTCTCGTTACCGGATAGTGCGATCCCGCCAGGCTTCAGGGGGTAACTGACCATGAAAAATATTGCGACAGGCGACGTTCTTGAACGTATCCGCAGACTGGCCCCGTCACATGTAACCGCGCCATTCAAGACGGTAGCGGAGTGGCGCGAGTGGCAACTTTCCGAAGGCCAGAAACGTTGTGAGGAGATCAACCGTCAGAATCGTCAGTTGCGGGTGGAAAAAATTCTGAATCGCTCTGGCATCCAGCCATTGCACCGCAAATGCTCGTTTTCGAATTACCAGGTGCAGAACGAAGGGCAGCGATACGCGTTGAGTCAGGCGAAATCCATCGCTGATGAACTGATGACCGGGTGTACAAATTTTGCGTTCAGCGGAAAACCTGGTACCGGGAAGAATCACTTAGCGGCAGCTATCGGGAATCGCCTGCTGAAAGACGGTCAGACAGTGATTGTGGTTACCGTGGCTGATGTTATGAGTGCCCTCCACGCCAGCTATGACGACGGGCAGTCAGGCGAAAAATTTTTGCGGGAACTGTGCGAAGTGGATCTGCTGGTTCTTGATGAAATTGGCATTCAGCGCGAGACGAAAAACGAGCAGGTGGTACTGCACCAGATTATTGATCGACGGACAGCGTCGATGCGTAGCGTGGGAATGCTGACAAACCTGAACTATGAGGCCATGAAAACATTGCTCGGCGAGCGGATTATGGATCGCATGACCATGAACGGCGGGCGATGGGTGAATTTTAACTGGGAGAGCTGGCGTCCGAATGTCGTCCAGCCAGGAATTGCGAAGTAATTTTTACCGGGAGAAAAATTTAATGGAGACTGTTTTTGACGCACTGAAAGCAATGGGGAAAGCTACGTCGGTAGAACTGGCTGCGCGACTTGATATCAGTCGTGAAGAAGTGCTGAACGAGCTGTGGGAACTGAAAAAGGCTGGCTTCGTTGATAAAAGCGTATACACCTGGCGCGTGGCTGATAACAACGTTCAGCAGGAACAGCCAGAGCAGGCAGAACTGCCGGAAGAAACCACCACGGCAACAGTCGCAAAAATTTCGGAGTGCGATTTAACTGCGACGATTGAACAACGTGGCCCACAAACGGCGGATGAACTGGCTACGTTTTTCGGCATCACATCACGCAAAGTGGCTTCAACGCTGGCAATGGCAATCAGTAAAGGTCGTCTGATTCGCGTTAATCAGAACGGTAAATTTCGTTACTGCATGCCGGGCGATAATTTACCAGCAGAGCCGAAAGCTGCATCGGTAGCGGAAACTGATGGTAAAGCCTTTCCTCAGCCAGCCGGTGTTGCGTTACCAGTACAGGAAGCGGCAACACAGGAAGATATTAAAACAGAAACTGTGGCGGACATTGTGCAGTCGCTGCCATCGTTTACTGAAACGCAAGCGGATGACCTGGTTTTACCATCGCTGCATATGGCAAACCGCGAACTGCGTCGGGCGAAAAATCATGTCCAGAAGTGGGAGCGAGTCTGCGCCGCGCTGCGGGAGCTGAACAAGCACCGGGATATTGTCCGACAGATTGTCGATTCCTCCAGTCGTATTGTGTCGGAAAAGTGATTGCCGGAGGCGCTTATGGCAAAAGTTTTTACACAGGAAGAGCGGGAAAAAATTAAAGGGCAGGTTGTTGAGCTAGTACGCCGGAGTGGACGCGAGACGTTACGGCAACTGGAAGTCAAGACAGGTGCGACAAGATATCTGATGAGCGTTCTCGCAAGAGAGCTGGTTGCCAGCGGCGATGTATACAACTCTGGTTACGGGTTATTCCCGTCTGAACAGGCGCGTAAGGACTGGCAAAATGCCCGTAAAAAGCTCTCAAGGGCAAAGCTGAAGAAACCATCTGCGGTTGATCCGGACCTTATCTGGTCATTACCTGACGGAGAAATACGTCGCTACGACAGGCGTCAGAACATAATCTGTCGCGAGTGCCGGAAGAGTGAAGTTATGCAGCGCATATTGTCGTTTTATCAGGGTGATGTTCGGTATTTATTGAAGTGACGAGATTAAAGTGCATTAGTTCAGATGCAAATTGACATTTTGTGGCACAGGGTAGAGCTAGCGTGGTTGTCCGCTTTGTGCCAACAGCGGACATTATAGATGGTATATGTAGAAAGTGAACATGCGTAGATTGTATGATTTAGCCGTCACTTAATTATTGGATAACTCACACAAGTATGACCGTTGCTTATCGCATACATTTGGTTTCCCTTAAGATTTACAAATGGAAATGTCGTATACTCATAATTTATAGAGGTCATATTAAATGTAAGGAATTTATCTTCAAGTTCTAATTTTGTAGAGTGGGCAGGGTATGTTCCTTCATTTTTCATTGTGATAATAAAACCGATAGGAAAAAAATGTAAAGCACAAATAAATGCCACATGTCCTTCGTTCATAAATGCTACACTTTGAGCGGATATGTGCATTCTGTGTGGGTAAAACCAGTAGTAAATATCATGAGTTTCCTCAAAACTTGAATTTTTACCCAAAACATAATCCTTTAAAGGTGTATAGAAGGGGCTATCTACGGGTTCTTTTTTACAATCTTCAACTGAAGTTGCTGATAGCACGTGCCCAATCATAGCCTTAGTGAAAGATATGCTATCAAAAGGTATTCTAATGAATGGATATACATTCATACCATTCATATATCGACTTAACTGTTCTTTAAAGGACTTTGTTACATTTTCAATTGCAACATCGAGCCCACCTAATACCTTATTGTTACAGTGGCTGCAAATGGTTCTGAAATAAGAGCCATTTTTAGCATTTAATGGTTTAACTGGTTCCTGAATACCAAAAAATTCGCTAACTGTTTTCTGCAAAACAGGGCCTAAGGTTATGGCGCACTTTGGAGGAACATGATCTTTTGTGAGCAAGCCATATTTCCCACAAATATTGCAATAACCTTCAGTAATGCCATTGTGCTTCCATCGTTCACTAATTTTCGTCATTTTTATTCCCTCAGTAGCATAAGCTATCTATACGTTTTTTAATCCTATCAAAGATACAACTTAACGTCAGGAAAATGATAGTGTTTATCTAAGTAATACAATTAACTTCAACGCGTGACAGTCTGCTTTTCGCTCAAAGCGGACTAGAAGGTTAGCTTGCGTCGGACTTGGCGTATTTAAAGAAGTGCTGGTGGTGACTGGTTGTTGTGTTCCATTTCTACAGAATAAAATCACAGAAACTATACCCAATAGTTGTATTGAATCACTGACGAGACAGCCTCATATTTATCAGGACTGGTGTGCGTCTAATACAGGGGGTTGTCGTGCTGGTTCTCAAATGTGCGCTGGCTATTGCGGCTGTAATGGCAATTTATTGTCTTGCTGTTGTTCTTATGGAGCGGCTTTCTGATTGATTACATACTGGCTAGAAAAAAGGTGTTACCTTGGTTTATCTTTGTCCGGCAAGGTGCGCTCATTAATCTTAAGTAAATTTATTGCTCAAGTATTCAGATTACTTCTTATGGTTGAAGTCTCCTGTCAATGTAGAACCAATATATTTACAAAAATGAGACCCGTCGGGGATAGCCCTGCCGGGTCTGACTGTTAAAGCATTTTTAATATGATCATCTATTTTTTGGTGCTATAGACTTTTTCGCCCGAGAAGTCTGGAGCGACCCAAAAGTTAATATTAAACTGAGCATCATCGCTTAGTTCAACACGGTGCCAGTATTGTGGTGGGCTTGTTGCAAAAGCGCCAGCATTAATGACTACTTTTATCTCCGGTTCAGTAGCATTCTCATCAGTAAAACCATAATATGTTACAGTGCCTTCCATTACGCACAACTGCCCAAAAACACCTGCTGCTGTATTATGATGTGTTAATAACGCTGAAGGTACGTTCTCTTTTGTGAAGAACGGAGTTGAGCGTTTGATTACCCAATCTTTAGGAATTCTCTTGTGTGTCATAACCACCTCCTCAAAAACATGCATTATAAATGCGTGTTTTTGAGGGTTATGTCAAGCTGTTATGAAACACATAATTGATATGTTGATTAGAGGAGAAGATATAATAAATATGGTTGTTTTTCGTATAACTATTTGTTTTACTTTTAGTTTATGCATTCTGTGTGTTAGGAATAAGTTATTAAAGTTTAATAAAAAAATCTCGATGTAGTCCACATAGATTATTGTTACTGAACCTTATTGTGTGTATTAGTTGTGTTCTGAAATTTCAGCTTAATTATTTATGATGTATTTTTTAACGATAAATATTTTCCCAGGATACCTTTACTGTGTATATAAATAAATTATATACACATAAATAATGTAAAGGCGTCCTTTTAGATATATCTTATCAAATGTTAATGACTTGAGTGGGAAATATGATTCCAGCAACTTATCATGTGGCTACTTTATAAAAATAATGCCCATATAAAACAACAAGCGAAAAGGATTACGGATAAAAAAGGAGCGAGATGTGCGAACTTGTTATTTTCCATGTTTAACCACCTTAAATAATTGATGATGACGGGATGATTGCATCTGTAATGCTTTTATTGAAATGTTATGATAAAAAAGAACTTTTGCATAACATTAAAATGTAATTTATCTAATCGTTTTTAATAATAAATGTCGTATTTCTATCCTTGTACCAGCTATTTGATATGTAGTGTTTGTTCATGCTATGTGGGGCTTTACACCATAGCCAGTTTATTTATACTTTATTCGTCAGCCTGAACAACTGGCATCTGCTGCGCTGCGCCATCGAGAGATTGAGAAATGGCGCATATACAACTGGTCAAACAAACCTCTTCTGGTTTACTTCTCCCGGCGACGCCGGAGAGTTGCGATTTTTTGCATCAAATCAAAATAGGTGAGTGGATACACGCAGACTTTAAGCGTGTGCGTAACTACGCATTCCACAAGCGTTTTTTCAAACTCCTGCAACTGGGATTCGATTACTGGACTCCGGTCGGTGGGGCGATCACGCCTCGCGAACGAAAACTGGTATCGGGCTTCGTTGATTACCTGTGCGAATCAGTAGGTCGGGAACACACTCCAGCCCTGAGTGATGCCGCAGAGCAATACCTTAATACCGTTGCGACATGCAGAACCCGGGATACGGCATTGCTAAAGTCGTTTGACGCTTTCCGCGAGTGGGTAACCATTCAGGCAGGATTTTACACCGAGTATATTTATCCTGATGGTAGTCGTGGGCGCAGGGCAAAATCTATCGCATTTGCGAACATGGACGAAACCGAGTTTCAGCAGGTTTATAAATCTGTACTGAATGTGCTGTGGAACTGGATCCTGTTCCGTAAATTTTCCTCTCCGGAGGAAGTCGAAAATGTGGCCGCACAGTTACTGGAGTTTGCGTAATGGTGGATTTACGTAAAGCGGCGCGGGGGCAGATGTGCACCGTCAGAATTCCTGGCTACTGCAATCACAATCCCGAAACATCTGTGCTGGCGCATTACAGGCTGTCGGGGACGTGCGGAACAGCGACAAAACCACACGATATGCAGGCGGCGATTGCCTGTAGCTCATGCCACGATTTAATCGACGGGAGAGTAAAAACCAGCGATTACACCAAAGAAGAATTACGCCTGATGCATGCAGAAGGTGTTTTTCGCACACAAGAAATCTGGAGAAAGGAAGGTTATTTATGATTTACCCAACAAATACAGGAAAAAGCGGGGAACACCTTCGTCTCACCACGCTGGAAAGTGTCTGGATTCAGGGGAAACTGCGTATGTGGGGGCGCTGGTCGTATATTGGCGGCGGTAAGACGGGGAATATGTTTAACCAGTTGCTGGCATCCAAAAAATTGACGAAAACAGCCATCAATGAAGCCCTGCGCAGAATGAAAAAAGCGGGAATGGATAAAATTGAGCTGGCGATATATTTTCGTGAGATGATCGAAGGAAAGCAAAAAAGCTGGCTGGCGCATTGTACGGATGCGGAGGCGTTATGCATTGATCGGGTGATTAGTGAAGTGCTGGCAAAACACCCAGGATTGATTTGTATCCTCCGGCAACGATATGAAGGGAGGGGGATGACTAAGCGTAAAATGGCTGAATTGCTGAATGATGCACATCCTGAGTGGTGTTTTAGCACATGCGAAAAGCGAATTGCTAATTGGTTAGCCGTTGCTGAATATGCCCTGTATATTCCCATGCGAGAATCATTTGCTCAAAAAATAGCTTGATTTTTTACGCATAAATTGCTTCAATTCCGGTATGCTTCGCAAAGCTGTATCGCGAGGCGAACCAAGCGCATGAACTTTACCAGAACCCGCCATTGAGCGGGTTTTGTTGTTTCTGGGGGGGGCATTTCGTTAAATGAAGCTGTGTTGTGCGCAATTAGCTAATAACACGAATCGTGAATGTATATAATGCGCTTGTTCCTTCGATGGTGTATTCGAATAACGGATTACTGAATACAGCTATCCCATTAAGGGAACACCGCCATCTGCTCATCGGGAAGAGCCGACCATCATTTAAGTGGTAGTTCGATACCTCGGTGGCGGTTCTGTGCCGACTTAGCTCAGTAGGTAGAGCAACTGACTTGTAATCAGTAGGTCACCAGTTCGATTCCGGTAGTCGGCACCATATGCGGGTATCGTATAATGGTTATTACCTCAGCCTTCCAAGCTGATGATGCGGGTTCGATTCCCGCTACCCGCTCCAGCATTTGAAATAAGCCTTATTGTATTGCAGCACTGGCGTATTTTTATTACGTGGGAGCAGGTTGTTTCGAAAAAGTATTCTGTTCTCTGGCTATGATTTGAGGCCAGGTGTAGCCTCAGTGCTGATTTTTTTACGGCAGCAGAATGGTGCATTATCGGTGGAGATTTTGTATTTCCTGGCAGGGCCGGTGATGTGCCATCCCGATGTTGTAAACATCGCTAAAAATGACATTGAGATTAATCATATACTAAGCAAAACCTGGAAATACATCCTTTACCGCCTCCACCGGGCGGTTTTTTTTATTCTGAACCCTAAAAAAAGAAACACGGACACTGATAATGCCCGTGTGGCAATGCCATGTAAGTTAGCGATGAATATGGCGCAAAAAAAAGCGCGGCCGTCGGATTAACGCCGCGGGACAAAGTCCATGAAGACTCATAAGTATTGGCCCCCTTCTGGGGACATGTTCATACTACTAAGCTTCAGAAGTGGTTTAAATCATCAAATTAACCTTAATTTTCGATAAGTCTTATTTCATTTCTTTGCGCCACATCTGGCGCGCATCAAATAACGCCACGCAAAGGGCATCTGCGGATGCCGGTGCTTTTGACGGGGTGTTTTTTACGGGCCGCTGGTGGCCATTTTTTGTTTCCATTACACAGCGCCCGCATCTGCGAGGTGGGGGTTATGAAATCCATGGATAAGTTAACAACGGGTGTCGCCTATGGCACCTCCGCAGGCAGTGCTGGCTACTGGTTTTTACAGTTGCTCGATAGAGTAACTCCGTCACAGTGGGCTGCAATCGGTGTGCTGGGTAGTCTGGTTTTTGGCCTGCTGACGTACCTGACAAACCTTTATTTCAAGATTAAAGAAGATAAGCGCAAGGCTGCGAGAGGTGAATAATGCCTCCATCATTACGAAAAGCCGTTGCTGCTGCTATTGGTGGCGGAGCAATTGCTATAGCATCGGTGTTAATCACTGGCCCAAGTGGTAACGATGGTCTGGAAGGTGTCAGCTACATACCATACAAAGATATTGTTGGTGTATGGACTGTATGTCACGGGCATACAGGAAAAGACATCATGCTCGGTAAAACGTATACCAAAGCAGAATGCAAAGCACTCTTGAATAAAGACCTTGCCACTGTCGCCAGACAAATTAACCCGTACATCAAAGTCGATATACCGGAAACAATGCGCGGCGCTCTTTACTCATTCGTTTACAACGTGGGTGCTGGCAATTTCAGAACATCGACGCTTCTTCGCAAAATAAACCAGGGCGATATCAAAGGCGCATGTGATCAGCTACGTCGCTGGACATATGCTGGCGGTAAGCAATGGAAAGGTCTCATGACTCGTCGTGAGATTGAGCGTGAAATCTGTTTGTGGGGTCAGCAATGAACAGAGTAACCGCGATTATCTCCGCTCTGGTTATCTGCATCATCGTCTGCCTGTCATGGGCTGTTAATCATTACCGTGATAACGCCATTACCTACAAAGCCCAGCGCGACAAAAATGCCAGAGAACTGAAGCTGGCGAACGCGGCAATTACTGACATGCAGATGCGTCAGCGTGATGTTGCTGCGCTCGATGCAAAATACACGAAGGAGTTAGCTGATGCGAAAGCTGAAAATGATGCTCTGCGTGATGATGTTGCCGCTGGTCGTCGTCGGTTGCACATCAAAGCAGTCTGTCAGTCAGTGCGTGAAGCCACCACCGCCTCCGGCGTGGATAATGCAGCCTCCCCCCGACTGGCAGACACCGCTGAACGGGATTATTTCACCCTCCGGGAACGACTGGTAATAATGCAGGCCCAACTTGAAGGTGCTCAGCAATACATAACCGAGCAGTGTTTAAAGTAAAATCTTAACTACAATATGATTCATTTTGATGATTGTTTCATAAGGAACAGTGAAGTAAGATCTAAGAGGAGTTAAATTTTATACAGTATAATCATAATATTGCAGCAAGGTGGTTATAATTGAAAGAATATTTAGATATGAATACATCTCATGTAAGAGTTGTTACTCATATGTGTGGGTTCTTGGTTTGGCTTTATAGTCTTTCAATGTTGCCACCAATGGTTGTAGCATTGTTTTATAAAGAAAAAAGCCTGTTCGTTTTCTTTATAACTTTCGTTATATTTTTTTGCATTGGTGGCGGAGCGTGGTATACAACTAAGAAATCTGGCATTCAATTACGTACCCGTGATGGGTTTATTATAATTGTAATGTTTTGGATTTTGTTTTCTGTTATTAGTGCATTCCCTTTATGGATTGACTCAGAACTTAATTTAACGTTCATTGATGCTCTGTTTGAAGGGGTTTCTGGAATAACAACAACAGGAGCAACTGTAATTGATGATGTTAGTTCATTACCTCGGGCATATTTGTACTATCGGTCACAGTTAAATTTTATAGGTGGTTTAGGAGTTATTGTTCTGGCGGTTGCAGTATTGCCATTATTGGGTATTGGTGGTGCAAAGCTTTATCAGTCAGAAATGCCGGGGCCATTTAAGGATGACAAACTCACTCCCCGCCTGGCCGATACGTCACGGACACTGTGGATAACTTATTCTTTATTAGGTATTGCTTGTATTGTCTGTTATAGACTTGCAGGAATGCCTTTGTTTGATGCTATTTGTCACGGGATTTCCACAGTTTCGCTTGGTGGTTTCTCAACTCATAGCGAGAGTATCGGATATTTTAATAACTATTTGGTTGAGCTGGTGGCTGGTTCTTTTTCCCTGCTATCGGCTTTCAACTTCACTCTTTGGTATATTGTTATTAGCAGAAAAACGATAAAACCTTTAATCAGAGATATTGAACTTCGTTTCTTTCTGTTAATAGCCTTAGGGGTGATCATTGTTACCTCTTTCCAGGTCTGGCATATAGGTATGTATGACTTGCATGGAAGTTTTATTCATTCGTTTTTTCTTGCCAGCTCCATGCTCACTGATAATGGTTTAGCTACGCAGGATTATGCAAACTGGCCCACGCACACGATAGTGTTTTTGCTGTTGTCAAGTTTCTTTGGGGGATGTATAGGTTCAACCTGTGGTGGAATTAAGTCACTTCGATTTCTTATACTTTTCAAACAAAGCAAACACGAGATAAATCAGCTTTCTCATCCCAGAGCGTTGTTGAGTGTAAATGTAGGAGGGAAGATAGTTACAGATCGTGTAATGAGGTCTGTATGGAGTTTCTTTTTTCTTTATACTCTCTTCACGGTGTTTTTTATACTGGTGTTAAATGGTATGGGATATGATTTTCTTACATCATTTGCAACAGTGGCTGCATGTATTAATAATATGGGATTAGGTTTTGGGGCTACTGCATCGTCATTCGGAGTGCTTAATGACATTGCAAAGTATTTAATGTGCATAGCTATGATTCTTGGTCGCCTTGAAATTTATCCTGTTATTATATTGTTTTCAGGTTTTTTTTGGCGCTCCTAATATATGGCTGATTTATAATTGTGAGTTTAATATTATGTTGACTCACTCATTGATCCAATACCTAACTTTACCAGCAACACCTCCGCCCCCAGTAGCACTGGCTGCTGGGGTGCGTTTTATTCATAAAGCAAGGCTGTATGAGCGAGAAATTAAAGATAGTCTATCGCCCATTACAAGAATTGTCACCGTATGCGCACAACGCCAGGACGCACAGCCCTGAGCAGGTGGCACAACTGGTAGAAAGTATTAAGCAATTCGGCTGGACTAATCCGGTGCTGATTGACGAAAAGGGCGAAATTATTGCGGGTCACGGTCGTGTTATGGCGGCTGAAATGCTCAAAATGGATTCTGTTCCGGTCATTGTTCTGTCTGGCCTGACGGATGAGCAGAAAAAGGCGTACCGCCTGGCAGATAATCGCCTGCCGATGAATGCTGGCTGGGATGAAGATCTGTTGCGGATGGAGCTGTCGGACCTAATCAATGCTGATTTTGATGTCTCCCTGACAGGCTTCATCCCGACAGAAATTGATGAACTGTTGACGGATGTTTTGCCCGGTACAGGAAATGAGGAGGAGCCGTATACGACGAAAATTGATACGCCTGTTTATGAGCCGTCGGGCGGTAAACCGGATATCAGTGAACTGTACGACGATACGAAAACTCAGGAGCTGATCAGCCGGATACGTTCGGCGTCCCTTGAGCCTGATATTGAGAAATTCCTCCTGTGTGCGGCAGAACGTCACACGGTGTTTAATTTCAGCAGAATTGCGGACTATTACGCTCACGCCCCCGCTGAAATTCAGTGTTTTTTCGAGGAGTCGGCGCTGGTGATCATTGATTATCAGCAGGCTATTGAAAATGGATTTGTCCGGATGACGCAGCGCATGGTGGAGATCATGCATGGTGGTGAGGAGGAGGAATATGCGTGATGATTTTTGCGCCTTTATTCTGACTCACGGGCGACCAGACAAAGTTCTGACTTACCGGACGTTGCGTCGTGCTGGCTATACCGGGAAAATTTTTATCGTTGTTGATGATGAAGATAAGACACGGCATCAGTACATGGCTGAATTTGGTGAACAGGTGCTGGTGTTTTCCAAAGCCGATATCGCCAGTCGTTTTGACGAAGCCGATAATTTCTGTGACCGCCGCTCAATTTTTTACGCCCGTAATGCCTGTTTTGACCTGGCAAAACTGGTCGGGTGTAAATACTTCATTCAGCTCGATGATGATTATCACGAGTTCCAGTTTCGGGTGGATCGCAACTATGACCAGGCCTATTTTCCGATAAGGAAACTGGATGCGATCCTTTCTGAAATGCTGGCGTACTACGAATCAATACCTGCTCTTTCCATCGCTATGTCGCAGGGCGGGGATTTTCTTGGTGACAATGGCGGCCATGCTTCGTGGGTGAAACGCAAGGCAATGAACAGCTTTATCTGTTCGGTTGATCGACCGTTCTCATTCATGGGGCGCATTAACGAGGATGTGAATACGTACACGAATCTCGGTCGCTGTGGTGAATTGTTTATGACGATCGGTGCTGTCCAGTTAGGGCAGAAACAGACGCAGAAAAACAGCGGCGGAATGACCGAGCTGTATCTGGATTCCGGAACCTACGTTAAAAGTTTTTACTCCGTCATGTATGCGCCGTCGTGCGTAAAAATTTCACTGATGGGTGCCAGCCATAAACGCATTCACCATCAGGTCACCTGGAACAACGCTGCAGTAAAAATCCTTCACGAAAAATACAGGAAGAAGACACCCTGCATATCAATGGGGGTGACAAATGATTCCGTATTCGAAAGTCGAGTCTCTGGCAGCGTGCCGGATGACTGCACAACAAATCGCTGACGTTCTGGATGTTGATCTGAACCGACTGAAAGAAAATCGGGAAGCAATGACAGATTTTTATGCGGCCATCCGTAAGGGCAGAGCGAAAGGTGAAGCCGAGTTACGAGCGGCATTGTTTAAGCTTGCCAGAAAAGGGGATGCTTTTGCTCTGCGCGAACTACTCAGGGTGGATAAAAATCAGGACTAACTGATGAGCAGACCGGACTGGGGGGCGTTGCAGCAGGAGTATATTGCTGAATACACCCGCTCCGGTATATCTCCGGTGGCATGGTGTGAAGCAAGGGGACTGAATTACGCAACAGCCCGTCGTTACATCAAAAAAACTCCGAAAAATGCGCAGACAGAAATGCGCAAAACTGCGCAAAAAAGTGCGCAGAAAAAATCTGCGCAGACTGCACAAAAGCGGAACGAAAAATCTCAGGAAAAAAAGCCAGTATTCGATGCGGGCCTGAATGAGGGCGACGCGGAGGAATTTTCGTTCTGTCCCGATGAATTCGGCATTTCTGACCAGCAGGCTAAGTTTGCGATGCTTGTTGCTCAGGGTAAAAAGCCGACAGAGGCGTACCGACTAGCCGGTTATGAGGGGCAAGGTGCGACAGCTAACAGCAACGCCAGTCGTATGCTTAGAAATGCCAGGGTTTTTCGCGCTATCAGCTACTTCCGCAATCAGTACCAGAAACGCTATACCGCAGACCTGGATTTACTAGTGAGTCAGTTGATGGCCATTGTCCTGGCCGACCCCAATCAGCTTGCACAATTTCGCCGTGTTAACTGCCGTTATTGCTGGGGCGAGAATCATCTCTACCAGTGGCGCGATATAGCAGAATTCGACAAGGCAGCGGCGCAGGCTTCCAGAGATGGCAAACCCGAACCGGAATATGGAGGCCTCGGCTTTGTTGATAACGCCATACCCAATCCGGACTGCCCGAAGTGCTGCGGTGAGGGAACGGGACAGCTTTATATGGCTGATACCACTCTGCTTGATGGGGATGCGCGGCAATTATATGCAGGGGCAAAATTCGGAAAATTCGGCGTTGAGATCCTGCTGGAGGATAAGGCTGCCGCCCGGCGTGAATTGTTGCGTTTGCTTTCTGCTGGCGGGGCTTTATGTGCAGATAAGCGGCTACAGGAACTGGAAATTGAACGGCGCAGAATGGAAAACCAGAAGCTGCGCAAAGAGATCGAAACGGTGGAAGATAATGAACATCCCCAGCCTGTGGCGATCAAAATTAATGTGGTTGATGCCAGAGTAAGGAGTGATGAAGATGATCTCTCCGACGCTTAATGTGCCTCAGGCGCGATTTCTTTCAATGCCCCATAAATTTAAAGCCTATATTGCTGGTTTTGGCTCGGGCAAAACATGGGTTGGGTGTGGCGGCATATGCAAGGAGATTTGGGAGCATCCAGGTATAAATCAGGGATATTTTGCGCCAACGTATCCCCAAATTCGCGATATTTTTTACCCTACAGTGGAAGAAGTTGCTGCTGACTGGGGATTGAACGTAAAAATTAATGAGGGAAATAAAGAGGTTCACTTTTATTACGGACGCCAGTATCGGGGAACCACTATCTGCAGATCGATGGAGAAGCCACAAACGATCGTCGGTTTCAAAATTGGTAATGCGTTGGTGGATGAACTGGACATTTTGCCGAAGGAAAAAGCCAGAACGGCGTGGCGCAAGATAATTGCACGTATGCGTTATAAGATTGATGGACTTCGCAACGGTATTGACGTTACAACCACGCCGGAAGGATTCAAATTTGTCTACGAGCAGTTTGTTAAAGCCGTGCGTGAAAAAACAGAGCTGGCCTCACTGTATGGTCTGGTGCAGGCATCTACTTTCGATAATGAAAAGAACCTGCCAGCAGATTACATTCCTTCGCTTCTTGAATCATACCCTCCAGAGCTGATTAAAGCCTATCTTCGAGGACAGTTTACTAACCTGACAAGTGGTACTGTTTACCATCAGTTTGACCGGAAACTGAATAATTGCGAAGAAGTGGAGCAGCCAGGGGAGCCGATTTATATTGGGATGGATTTTAACGTTGGAAAGATGGCGGGAATCGTCCATGTGCTGCGTTTGGGGCTTCCATGTGCGGTAACTGAAATCATCAATGCCTACGATACGCCGGATATGATCCGCATCATTAAAGAACGCTTCTGGCTGTATGATGGGAATGATTACCGGAAAGTGAGGGAAATTTATATTTATCCAGATGCTTCCGGGGATTCCAGAAAATCAAGTAACGCAAGTACGACGGATATAGCCCAGCTTAAGCAGGCTGGTTTTAACGTTGTGGTGAACAGCTCGAACCCGCCAGTAAAAGATCGCGTTAACTCAATGAATGCAATGTTCTGCAATGCCAATGGTGAGCGTCGCTATAAAGTTAATGTGAAGCGTTGCCCGTTATATGCCGAATCTCTGGAGCAACAGGTCTGGGATGAGAAGGGGGAGCCTGATAAAAAATCTGGCAATGATCACCCGAATGATGCCGGAGGTTATTTCATCGTTAAGCAATTCCCTATTGTCAAACCGACCGGAAGAGTCACATCACTTCGGATTTAATTATGGCTGATATATCAACACCCAACCTCGACTATAACGATATGCTGGAGGCGTGGGATATTAACGACGCACTGATGGGCGGTACGCTTGAAATGCGCAGGCAGGGGGAAAATTATCTCCCAAAATGGCCTAACGAAGATGAAGACGCTTATAAAAAACGCCTGTCTGTGGCTACGCTACTTCCTGTGTATGAAGAAAGCATCAAGCAAAATATTGGGCGCATATTTGCAGAGCCGACAGTATTGAGTGAGGAAACGCCGGCAAAAATCAGGGAATATGCAGAAAATATCGACATGGAGGGGAGCCGACTGGATGTGTGGGCGCAGCAATTTTTCAGCCTCGCATTTCAGTATGGTGTGGCACATGCGCTGGTGGACTATCCACGAACGGATATGAAAGAGATTCGGACAAAAGCCGATGAAAACGCGACCGGTGGTCGTCCGTACGTTACGATGCTGAATCCACGCCAGGTTATTGGATGGAAATCGAAAGTTGAAAAAGGGAAAGTTGTTCTCACTGATTTGCGTATAAAAGAGGTCATCATTATTGATGGTGATGATTTCGGGCAGAAGAAGGTGGAGCAGATCCGCCATATTATGCCCCGTCGAGTTGAAATTTATCGACGTAGCGAAGGCACTAATGGCGAATCTGTCTGGACGCTTCATGAGTCATGGAATACCAGCCGTGATGATATTCCTCTGGTAACACTGTACACGAAGAAAACAGGATTTATGCGTGGTACACCGCCATTGCTTAATCTTGGCTTGCTGAATATCAAGCACTGGCAAAGCCAGAGCGAGCAGGACAATATTCTTCATGTTGCCCGCGTTCCATTACTGGTGGCCTACGGGCTGGACAGGAATGAAGAACTGACGGTTGGTGCATCCACCGCTACGATTTTTGAGGACAGAACAAAAAATGGCCTCGAATATGTTGAACATAGTGGCGCAGCGATAGAATCTGGCGAAACATCACTTGAGAAGCTGGAAAATCAGATGCGTCATGCCGGCGCTAAACTTCTGCGTGCTGAAAATACATCCACCAAATCTGTTGATCAGACTAATGAAGAGCGAATGCAGGAAAACTCGCCGCTTTATACAATGGCGAACTCCCTCGAAGATGCCCTCGATAATATTCTCCAGATAATGGCGGAATGGATCGGAGAGAGTTGCGGTGGCAATGTGGATGTGCGCACTGAACTGGATGTATCTGCCCAGGTGTTTGACTCATCCTCCGCGCTGGCTGTTCAGTCATTGCGTCAGGGCGGTGATATACGTCAGATTGATGCGGTTCGGGTGTTGCAGGCGTTGAAATTTATCGATCAGGATTCCCGTCCAGAGGAAGTGATCGATGAATTAAAAAATCAGAGTGTAATGCTGATGGAAATCAATGATGCAAACCGTGAATGAACGGCTGCGTGATGAATCAATTGCTCATGCAGTCTGGATATCCCGCTATAGCACTGGCGTGGCTGCCAGAATGGTGAAAATACTGAATGACAGCGATGCGGAACTTACTGCTCGCCTGCTGATAGCACTGGACAGCCTCGATCCAGGTAGTTTTACCGTTAAGCGCCTGGAGTCACTTCTGGCGAGCGTCAGAGAGGTTAACCGCACTGCTATTAACAGCATGTTTACCAGTCTCTCCGGAGAGCTGAACGAGCTGGCAATTTATGAGGCTGGTTATCAGTTAAGTCTGTTTGATTCTATGCTACCTGATTTTGTTGCTGATGTTCACCCTCTGGTTGGTATCTCTCCTGATGCACTTTATGCCGCTGCAATGGCGCGACCATTCCAGGGACGACTGCTCAGTGAGTGGGCCTCAGATCTTGAAGCGGATCGGCTCAGACGCATAACAAATACAGTGCGTCAGGGTTTTTTGCTGGGGGATACCAATGAGCAGATCGCAAGAAAAATTCGGGGACATGTCAGTAAGGGATTTCAGGATGGCGCATTGCAGATGAGCCGGGCTAATGCGGCCAGCATTGCAAAAACAGCGGTTGGACATCTTGCTGCTACTGCCCGTGAGAGTTTTGCCAGCGCGAATAATGATTTGATTAAGGGTAAGCAATGGTTATCAACGCTTGATAATCGTACTACGCCACAATGTCGAATCAGGGATCGCCTCAAATATACGCTGAATAATAAACCTGTAGGTCACAGCGTGCCTTATTTGCAGGGGCCGGGAAAAATTCATTTCTGCTGCCGCTCAACGGAAACGTTCATTCTGAAATCAGCGAAGGAACTGGGTATTGATGTTCGCGATATTTCCCCGGCTGAGCGGGCCAGCATGGATGGCGTGGTGGCCGGAGATACAACCTACAGGGAATGGTTTTTGCGTCAGCCTTACACCAGACAAAAACAGATTGTGGGGGAAACCCGAGCAAAGCTGATTCGGGATGGTGGTATGTCGCCAGATGAATTTTACACCGATAAAGGCGAATGGCTGACGCTGAAGCAGCTCCGTGAGCGTGATGCACAGGTATTCAGAAAAGCAGGGATTTAAATAAATCATTTATTACAACAGGCTACCTTCGGGTGGCCTTTTTTATTGCTGCGATCCGGATGGTGAGCAGCGTAACTGTCGGAAGACTTAAACCAGGTACTAATATGAAACTGAAAACGGTCGAGATTAACGGAAAACAATACGCAGAAATTGATACTGCTGGCCTGCCAGTTTATGTGCACGACGATGGTAAAGAAATTGGCTTCGATGCACCGCTGGCGACAAAAAAAATTACAGAGCTTAATGGCGAGGCAAAAAATCATCGCCTGGCTAAAGAAGCTGCAGAGGAAAAACTGGCTAAGTTTGCCGCTATCGAAGACCCGAAGAAGGCGATCGAGGCACTGGAAATGCTGTCAAAAATCGACCAGAAAAAGCTGATCGATGCGGGACAGGTTGACCAGGTTAAGGCAGAAATTACGAAAAATTTTCAGCAGCAATTAGATGAAGAAAAGCAACGCTCTCAGATGCTGGAGAAGCAGCTTTACGATTCTATGATTGGCGGTAGTTTTGCGGGTTCAAAATATATTGCCGATAAAATTGCGATCCCGGCAGATTTATTACAAGCCCGCTTCGGGCAGGCATTCAAAGTGGAAGAAGGGAGGATCGTTGCTTATGACGCTTCCGGCAACAAAATTTATTCCCGCGCGAAGCCTGGCGAACTGGCGCAGTTTGATGAGGCGCTGGAGTTCCTTGTCGAAAATTACCCTCAGAAAGACTACATCCTGAAAGCCAGTGGCAACAATGGCGGCGGCTCCCGTCCGACACAGCATGATATTGGTCAGAAAACGATGAAACGCTCTGCTTTTGATGCACTGGATGTTGCAGGTAAGCAAAACGCATTGAAAGACGGTATCACAATCGTTGATTAACACATTTGTCAGCTTCCGGATGGGAGCTGGTGTCAGGGCTGGATAGCTCATTACTCCATCTATTCACAATTACGCAAATTTTTAAGGAATATTTAATTATGGCTGGAAATACCCTGACCGGGTTGATCCCGACTATTTATACCGCCCTGGATGTTGTATCCCGTGAGCAGGTAGGTTTTATCCCTGCGGTAGCAAAAAACGCAAAAGCTGACGCCGCAGCAAAAGATCAGACGGTAACCGCGCCAGTTGCGCCTGAGGCGAAAACCGAAGATATCGTACCGGGGCCGTCAGCTCCGAATACCGGTGATCAAAATATTGGCACTGTTGATGTAAAAATTACTAAATCCAAAATGGCACCGGTTAAATGGAATGGTGAAGAACAACTGGCTCTTGGCCCTTCAGGGACTTACAACACCATTCTGGCTGATCAGTTCAAGCAGGCTTTTCGCGCCCTTGCAAACGAGGTTGAGGCTGATCTTGGTGCGTTGTATTTCGGTGCTTCCCGCGCCGTGGGAACCGCAGGGACAACGCCGTTTGGTGTTAAAGATGATCTTTCTGATGCTGCTCTGGCTCGTCAGGTTCTGGAGGATAACGGCGCACCGACAACCGATCTGCAGATGGTGCTTGGCTCCACTGCCATTGCTAATTTGCGCGGAAAACAGTCTGTATTGTTTAAAGTGAATGAATCCGGCACTGAACAGCTACTGCGTGAGGGCGTGTTGGGGCGTCTGGAGGGATTCAATATTCACAGTTCGGCAGGTGTGAAACGAGCGCCAAAGGTTGCTGCAACTGGTTATCTCGTGAATGGAGAGAAAAAAGAAGGCGATGTTCTTATTTCCATTGATACTGGTTCGGGGAGTATTTCTGCAGGTCAGATTGTTACGTTCGCTGGTGATCCGAATCAGTATGTTGTGGCAGCAGCGACCAGCAATCTGATTACTCTTGCAGCGCCCGGACTGCGTCAGGATCTGGCCGATGATACTGCCATCACAGTTGTTGGGGCCTTTACTGCAAATATGGCGTTTGATCGCAACGCGTTTCTGCTGGCATCCCGTACTCCGGCAATGCCGGAAGGTGGCGATAATGCTGATGATGTAATGAATGTTACGGACCCGATTTCAGGGATTACGTTCCAGATTGCACTGTATCGTCAGTATCGCCAGGTGCGCTATGAAGTTGGACTGGCATGGGGTGTTTCATCAGTGAAGCCGGCACATGGTTGTCTGATTCTTGGTTAAACATTCAAACGGGGCTTCGGCCCCATTTTTAATGGGGGGCATATGGCCGGATTAACTAAAGAGCAAAGAGCACAGCGTGAAGCCGCACAAAAAACGCAAATTGAGTTAGTGGTTATGGTGACCGATTATCAGATGTTTCCCGGCGCACCAACTATCGCTAATGTTCATCCTGATGAAGTTGACAACTGGAAGGCTATGGGCTGGAAAACTCAGGAGTAACACATGATCACTTACGTGACCTGTGATGACGTTGATAATGCGTTTGGGAACGCCTGGACGAGTGAGAACGCTAAAAATAAAGCTGTTTTAATGGCTAATGCCTGGCTTAATGGCTTCAACCTGAAAATTAACCCATCCCGTATTCCGGAAGAGGTAAAACTTGCGGGAGCATATGCAGCCAGAATTGCCTCATTCGGTAAGTTGTTTCAGCAGAAAAATGATTCTGGCGTTGTTATCAGTAAAGCCGTGTCGGCTGACGGGGTCAGTGTATCGAAATCATTTTCTGAGTTGCCAGCAAACAGCACTGCATTGCTTGAACCCGATTTACAGCTTGCGATAGCACTGCTGAAACCGTACGGACTTAGTCGCTCACAAGTCAGGGTTGTGAGGGGGGGATAATGGGGCTTCGTGAAGAGATTCAGTCAGAGGTTGCCGCTGCTTTTGATGAGGATTTAGCGGACGCCGTGAGTGATTTTTCTGGTTCTTACGTTACGCACCGGCACTGGGATCCTGTGACGGAAACTGGCGGCGAATCCACCGCAATCTATACCGGGCGAGGCGTGTTGACACGTTATAAGCTGGGCAGAATTGATGGGATTAATATTTTGCATGGTGACCTTAAATTAACCGCTCTGGTATGCGAGGTTACGGATAAACCAGCTGTCGACCATATTATTGAGATTTATGATCCTGTATCAAGGCAGTTACAACGATACGAGGTAATTACAGCAAGTGTAGATCCTTCCGCATCAGTTTACTCTATCCAGTTAAGGAGAGCGTAAATGGCAAAGGCATGGGATATAGAACCGTCAATATTTGCCGGGATGATTGAGGAAGATGTAGGGCTGAAGATTCGCTACATCGCTATTCAGATTCTTACTGCTATTGATATTGCTGCTCCGGTTGATACCGGACGTTTCAGAAATAACAACCTGGTGTCGTTACAGCATCCCGATTTTGGTATATCTGATAACGTGGATCCGAACGGTACGATTGCTGTTCAGCGTGGGATCGGGGTTATTTCGAAAGCTGCAAATTACGGGGTTATTTATATCCAGAATAACCTTCCTTATGCAGAGGCTCTTGAAAACGGTCATTCACAACAAGCGCCAACTGGCGTGTATGCCAACGCTTTTCATGGTGTTTTACAGGCTTACAAATGACGTTTACTGAAATCAGAAATACGGTTATTTCCAGAATGACGGCACAGACGATTATTGATGGAAAAGACGTATTGTATCCGAACGGGCCAACGTTCGATCCTTCCGGTAAGTTAATCTGGGCGCGGTTAAGTAATATTCCCGGGCAGGCTGGAGTTAATGAAATTGGCGCGGGGCCGGTTGTTTATCGCACGGGGATAATCATTATTCAGTTATTTGTCCCCGCAGGTTCTGGTTCAAAACTCATTACTGAGACAGCCGATAAATTGCGGGAACTGTTTGAGTTTCAGGATGACGATCGTCTCAGTTACCAGGCTGTTTCCTCAATAGCCGTTGGCGAAAAGAATGGCTGGTTCCAGCTTAATCTTCAAATTCCATATCGCGCGCTCTAGCGCAATTAATGACATAGGAGGCTCCTGTGAGTTCAGGTGCAAAGGTTATCTCGGCATTTATCCGGGAGACAGTTGCAGGCACCACGCCAGCAAGTGGTGACTGGAGTTTATTAAAACGCACAAGCTGGGGAGTAAAACCCACCCAGAATAAAGGCGAAAATAATGAGATCGGCGGCTCCCGGATGGCTCAGGGGGCGACGTCTGGCACTGTGGATGTCGGCGGTGATGTCGGTACCAAATTTCGCTGGGGTCAACATGATGATTTTCTTGCATCCTGTTTCGGCGCGGAATGGTCAGGCGATTCTCTGACAATGGGGAATGAGCGAATAACATTTTCTCTGGCGACCTATGCGTCCGATGTCGGAATTGCCTCTGTCGTCAGAGGAGCGCAGGTTGGCTCATGGAAAATGCAGATCCCTAACGACGGCGATATTACAGCGACCGTAACCTTTGCCGGGCTGGACTGGGAATCAAAGGCCGATGATACGAATTTTATCAAAGGCGAACCTGTGGATAGTGCAGGAAAGCTACGCTATTCGTTTAAGGAGGTTTCAGCGGTAAGCCTGAATGGTGTTGCCGGAGGTAACGGTTTTTGTATCGACAGTTTTGATATTCAGTTCGATAACAAACTCCAGACACAGCGTTGTATCGGGACTGGCTCGCCTTATGCAGGAGCAAATATTCCGACTACTTTTACACCGTCCGGTACGGTGACGCTTTCGTGGTCTAAATCCGCGTGGGAAATCTGGAGTAAAACACTGACTGGAGAAACAGTTCCGTTCAGCTTCACGCTTTCGAATGGAGAGGGGGCATACACTTTCAGTTTCCCGAAGGTTCAGGTGTCAGGTGAATGGCCTGATGGGGGGAATACCGACATTATCCAGGTTCAATTGAGCATTACCGCAGCAGATGAAGCACCTACGATAACCAGAAAAAAAAACTCCCCGGCTGCCGTGATCGCAAAAGCCAGTGCTGAGGCGATTAGTTGATTTTCCGTTATTCCCCCTGTGGTACTGAACTACAGGGGGACGCATTGAATGAGGTTATGGATGTTTATTCTTAATCAGAAAATTATCATCAGTGGAGAACGCTGGTTTACGCCAATGAAGGACTTAAAACCTGTAGACGGGTTAAAACTGTTGGTGGCAAGCAGCGATAACGATCAGTATCGCTCCCGTAATGCATTAATCCGTCGCCACATTGAGAAAATGGATGCCAGTTTGCACGTCGGAACGAAGGAGTTTGATATTTCAAAGGTTTCCGAGGTGGATTCTGTTGATGATTTACTCATTGATAATGCGGCTCGTTATCTGCTGAAAGACTGGAAAGGGGTTGGTGAACTGGTTGATGGTGTTGAGGTTGTACTGGAATATACGCCAGAACGAGGGATCGCGCTGCTTAAGCAGAATCCAGAGTTGTACTGGCAGCTCCTTGCAGAAGCAGCTAGCATCGCCCAGGGAAAAGAGCAGCAGAAGCAGGATACGATAAAAAAGCCATAGCTGCCCAGCGGTGGTTATCTGAGTTCGGGGGAGAAAAGGGTGAAAAGGCAAGATGGAAGCGAGAAAAACTCAGGTTGCCGCCGCTCCTGGAGCCAGAAATAGACCCCGTTGTCCGTGAGTTATTGTATGCGTATTCAGTAATGTCTCGTTCTAGGCGTTATGCAGGCATGTCCGGGGTTCCGCTGCCTTTGTCAATATCTGACATACACGACTATTTAAAAGCACACCCAATATTGATAGATAGTGATGAATTTGAAGCAGTGATCTTTGCGCTGGATGACCAGTATGTTTCTCAATCCAAAACTTTTGATGGGATATTGATTAATTAATTTTATGCTTTGGCAATTAATTGTATGTACATAGTTTTATGTGAAATTGATAGTTGACTATAAAATGTGGTCGATATTTTAATGCTGCCAGCCAGATTAATTCTGGCTGTTATAACAATGATTTGTGAAATAGCGGTGATTTTATGAAAAAAGCAGTGTTGACTACCATTATCGCTTCAGCCTTGTTTGCAACTGGCATTGCAAATGCTGAATTGATGCAGAATACTATTTCTCTAGGTTATGCACAAAGTCATGTTAAAGTCGCTGGAGAAAGCCTTGATGAGAATCCTTCCGGGGTAAATATTAAGTATCGATATGAGCTGGATGATAAATGGGGCGTTGCATCTTCATTTACGTACACACATCAAGAATACGATTATCATTTTGCAGGCTCTAAAATTGGAAATGAAAAACTGGATTACTATTCACTAGCTGCCGGTCCAGCCTATCGTTTCAATGATTACTTCAGTGCATATGGCTTAATAGGTTTAGCGCATGGACGTGCTGAAGCGACGATTTTGGGATACTCTGACTCTTTAAGCAAGACTTCGGTTGTATATGGTGCTGGTATTCAGTTTAATCCTGTACCAAATTGGGTAGTTGACGCATCCTATGAGTACACCAAATTGGGCGATGTGAAAGTTGGTACCTGGATGACCGGTATTGGTTATCGTTTCTGATAATTCCTTTCTTCTGTTGTCTGGCCCCGCTTTCTAAGCGGGGCTTTTTTTGTCCGGAGCAACTAAATGACAGAGCAAACTTCACGTCTTGCAATAATTATTGATAGCACTGGAGCGAAAAATAATGCTGATAATTTGACCTCCTCCCTGGTCAAAATGACGCAGGCTGGGGCAACTGCTGCAAATAGCGCAGGGAAAGTGACTAGGGCAACAGAAGATGAGAAGAACGCGCTCGCAAAATTAAAAGCAGCTATTGATCCTGTTGGTGCCGCAATTGATACTGTCGGTCGGCGCTATTCTGAATTAAAGAAATACTTCGACAAAGGGCTTATTCATAAAGAAGAATATGAATTTCTTTCCCGTAAACTTAATGAAACTACAGCGGAATTGAGCGGGGTTGCGCAAGCGCAGAGAGAAGCCGAGAAGGCCGGAAAACTTGCTGCCGCCCAGCAGGAAGCGCAGGCTCAGGCCTTTCAAAGAATGCTGGACAAGATCGACCCTCTGGCTGCGGCGCTAAGACATCTTGAACAACAGCAGGATGAACTTAATGCTGCGTTTGCATCCGGGAAAATAAATGGTTCTCAGTTTGAGAATTATAGCCGAAAAATACAGGAAACACGGCGAGAGCTTACCGGAGAGGCTCAGGCAGAGCGAGAAGCAGCAAAAGCGCATGATGAACAGGTTGCTGCTTTGCAACGTCTGATTGCTCAACTTGATCCTGTCGGAACTGCTTTTAATCGTCTGGTAGAACAACAGAAACAGCTCAATGAAGCAAAAGCTAAGGGGATGCTTTCTCCTGAAATGTATGAGGAGCTTTCTGGAAAACTTCGTGCTATGCGGAGTGAGCTTGAGGTTACTCAATCGCAATTAAGCAAAACCGGAATGTCGGCAAAACAAACGGCTTTTGCTATGCGCATGTTGCCTGCACAAATGACGGATATTGTTGTTGGGTTGTCCACTGGTCAGTCGCCATTTATGGTGTTAATGCAGCAGGGCGGCCAGCTAAAAGATATGTTCGGTGGGATTGGCCCGGCGATCAAAGGTGTAGGTTCTTATGTGCTGGGATTAATTAATCCTTTTACCCTGGCCGCAGCAGCCGTTGGCGTCTTAGGGCTGGCTTACTATAAAGGCTCTCAGGAGCAGGACGAATTTAATAAATCTCTTATTCTTACCGGAAATCAGTTGGGGACAACCAGCGGGCAATTGGCCGATATAGCTCAACGTGCCGGGAATGCGGCTGATTCGACAACTGGCGCTGCGGCGGTAGTATTAAAACAGCTTGTGCGTTCGGGAAAGGTAGCGAGCAGTTCGCTGGAGCAAGTGACGACAGCGATAGTAAAAACGAGCGAAGTAACAGGAATATCAACCGAACAACTGGTTAATGACTTCAATGAAATTGCAAAGGATCCTGTCAGTGCTATATCAAAACTTAATGATCAGTACCATTTTCTGACACTTGCGACTTATAACCAGATTAAGGCGCTACAGGATGAAGGGAACCAGCAGGAGGCTGCTCGTATTGCGACGGAAGCATATTCATCCTCAATGATTCAACGTTCCAGCCAGATTAAAGAAAATCTTGGTTATCTTGAGACTGCATGGAAAGCTGTCGCAGACTCCGCAAAATGGGCATGGGATTCCATGCTGGATATTGGCCGTGAGGCCTCCCTTGATCAAAAAATCTCAGATGTTCTCCGTCAAATTGATGAAATAGAAAAAAATACCCGACCCGGAGTTTTCGGGTTAGGTGGCGTTGGAGATGGCGGAGCTCAAAATAAAAAGCTGGCACGATTAAAGCAGCAATTGGGCGTACTTCAAGCAGAAAAAATTGCTCAGGACGTACTAAATTCATCAATAAACGATTACAACAAGCGACAACAGGAAGGAATTGAACTCAGACAGAGAGCAGATGCTTTTTCAAAACAATATCAAACCCGGGAGCAGCAGAGAGCTAGTGAACTTGCAAAACTGGAAAAGCTAAAGAATCAGTATTCAAAGGAAGAATATAATAATCTTATCGCTCAAATAAATGAGCGTTATAAAGAACCAAAGCAACCAAAGGCGAAAGGTTATTCGGATGATGCTGCCCAACGAATGATTGATCATCTGAATCAACAGAATGCGTTACTAAGTTCACAAGCTGAATTGACCGTTAAATTAAGTTCCTCTGAACAGGAACTGGTTAAGTGGCGTCAGCAGATTGCCGACCTGGAGTCACGACCGTCATCGAAATTAACCCAGGATCAGAAATCGCTTCTCTTACACCGGGAAGAAATAACTGCGTTGATGGAGAAAAATGTTGCGATTGAAAAAAATAACAGGCTAATCAATGAATCCGCCGAAATAGCTGCATGGCGTGATTCATTGCAGGCTTCGATTGATAATCGTCAACAGGGGTATGACATTCAGATTGCTGGTTATGGGTTTGGCGATAAAAATCAGCAACGCCAGCAGGAATTACTGCGGATTGAACGTGAATATAACAATCAGCGTCTGCAACTTGAACGTGACTATGCAGATAAATCCCGTGGAATGTCAAATCATGTTTTTCAGGAGAAAATGCAGGCTCTGAATGATGCTCTGGAACGAGAAAAAGAAATTGTCAGCCAGAAAAACGAGCAGCTCGATATTCAGGCAGGAGACTGGATTAGTGGTGCCTCCCAGGGATTCAATAACTGGCTGGATGACACTAAGGATATCGGTGCGCAGATAAAATCAACCACGACTCAGATGTTTGATGGGATGACCGATGCGCTAGGTGATTTTGTCACGACAGGCAAGGCAAATTTTCGTTCTTTCGCTACTTCCGTGATTTCGGATCTTAGTCGAATTGCATTAAAGGCTTCAATTACTGGGATTTTCGACAGCATTGATAACAGTTCTTCTGGTGGGATTTTAGGAACTATCGGGAGTGCTATTAGTAAATTTATTCCGAATGCAAAGGGCGGTGTGTATGAGTCTCCGTCATTGAGTACATATTCGAACGGTATTTATGACTCCCCACAATTTTTTGCTTTTGCAAAAGGAGCTGGTGTTTTTGGCGAGGCTGGACCGGAAGCTATTATGCCATTAACGCGAACTTCCGATGGTTCTCTTGGTGTCAGAGCTATTAATAGTAAAAGTGGTAATGGAGGCAGAGATATTACCTATGCACCTGTATACCAAATCACTATTCAAAATGACGGCCAGAATGGAGAGATTGGTCCTCAGGCAATAAAAGCACTTATGGGGATGGTTGATCAGCGGGTGCAGGGCACTCTGTTAAATATGCGCCGTGATGGAGGAATGTTAAGTGGCTAATACGGAAGAATTTTACTGGTTACCAGAGGATGGAATGAAAACAGAAAATAAGCCATCGATAAAAACTGTAAGATTTGGCGATGGTTATGAACAACGAAGCCCAAACGGACTTAATCATGCTCTGCGTGTTTTTACCTGTGATTTCAGGGTTGAGGCGAATGAACGTAATTCATTTGAACTGTTTCTAGTTCGGCATGGAGGCTATAAATCTTTTTTTTGGCGCCCGCCGGGTATTAACAGAAAAATCAGAGTGGTGTGTCGAACGTGGTCAGCGACAGAACATATCACCTATACCGATTTTTCGTGTCAGTTTGACGAAGTGGTGATTTGATGCAGGATATTCCACAGGAAACACATCATGAGACGACACGCCTCACTCAGTCAGCCCAGGTGGTGCTCTGGGAAATCGATCTGACAGAGGTCGGTGGTGAACGTTATTTTTTCTGTAATGAGCAGAACGAAAAAGGTGAGCCGGTTACCTGGCAGGGGCGGCAGTATCAGGCCTATCCCATTCAGG